CACGTCCAGATTGTGGGTGCCATGTGCAGCGGCCCACGAATCACGGCTCATCCATGTGGCATCCTCTTGCATGCCAATTACCCAATCTTTTACTCTACCCATCAGTCCATCCTCTCGCCATCGACATACTCGGCGTCCGGCCACTTGTGGTCGTCGCCCTGCCCATGTTCCTCGGCAGTCGGCTCGTACTCCACGTGCTTACCGCTCTTGTCCCACAGCACATGCAGCAGTCCCCATTTGATGAACCAGCCATGCGACATGTCGAGATCGCGCGGCTCACCACTCTCGTCGGTGGGCCAACCCTCGATGTGCTTAACCTCCCAGAACTGCGTTGACGTGATGTGATACTCGGCTTCAATAATCTTTACCATGACGCCTGATACTCCACGCTGTTCCAAAACCCTGCCCCGCCAGATGCCAGCCAGTCAGCAGCAGCCTCGAACACCTTCGCATCCTTGTCCGCATCTTTCCGGCACTCGGCCCACCATTCTTCGTTGCCAAAGAAAAAGCCGCCGCATTCTTCGTCTGTCGGCAAACCCTCGGATCGCAATATGGTTGCTATCAACCGCAACTGTGTCTCGCCCAAATCAATTGGCTGACAGTCATCCTTGCCGTTGGCAAAACGATTCACAATCAGCGTGTGCAGCGGCGCATTCTTACGCCAATAACCCAACTCAAGACGCTCACTCGACAGCTTGAACCCGTCCACATAGGTCGGCTCAACAGGGTCATACTCGCCCGTCTCTTTGTTGTAGACTCCACTCGCGCGAAACTTGTCGCCCGTTAAATACATATCCAGTCCCATATCAATAGTCCTCCATCTGTGGCTCCGGCTCGAACCAGACCTTCTCGCCTGTCTCACCGTTGTAGCCGTTGTCATATTCAGTGATTTCTTCAGCGGTCATCTGTTCAGACTCCACAGTCTGACACCCATGATCGCCATACCAATGCCAGTGCGGGTTGTATGGCCGACCATAATACCTGTCCGCCGAACCACGGTCCTCGGGACTTCCATGTTTAGCCATAGACCGCACTCCCGAACAAACCTGTCTGCACGATCTGGTCCGCAATCTCGGCGTCGATGTCACGAGTGTATGGGTTCATGATCAACATCTTCATCTCCGGCGACAGATTGTTGATGCCGCGTGCCACGATGTCGAGGCTCTTGCCTTTGGTGACCTCGCCGTCGTCACCCTCCCAGTCGTCAGCGTTGTGGTGGACGGTGACCTCAAAATTCTTGAGCAAATCGGTGCCGCTCTTGATCGAAAACTTGGAGTCGTAATCGACTCGGTCGATCCAATAGTTGCTGCCACCCTCCAAGGCTGTGACCCACACAGCCTCGGCAATGTCGGCCCACGCATCCCAGTCGGGGTTGTATTGGATCAGAATTCTTGGCGCACCCGTAACAGATGAATATTCGATTTCATGGCTCATCACGCAGCCTCCCTTACCTTGCAGTTACCAACCTGTGTGAAGAACCACTCGACCTCTTGAGCATTGCGCTTGCCGGTGAAGCACTTCTCATCATGGTGGACAGACCACAGCGGCCCATCGACCAGAAACCACGAACAATACTTGATCGCACCACGCGGCCCGATGCTGACCATCATGTGGCACTCCCCAAACTCAACCTCGACAATCGCCTCGCGAATGTACTCGTACCGTTGAACTCGGATAGTGCCGCCCAGTGCCTCGGTGCGGTCTTCCATGTCGTGAATAATCTCGTTCTGCTTTTTCATGGTATGTCTCCGTTACCTGATTCAGACGTACTGTCTGTCTTTTACTTCGCGCATCAGAGCGCAGGGAATTTGCTGGACAGGACAATCGCGAATGGCCTCATAGGCCGCGACCAGTTCAGCGCGGGTGTTGATCTCGCGGATCACATAACAATAGCGTTCCGCAAAATATCCTCGGCAATCCTCGACCTCGCTGGCACATGTATGCCAGTCGGCCATCATCCATGAGACCGCATGTTCGCGAGTCTCGAAACTTGGATCGTTCTGATAGACACTGCCGGTCTTCCGGCACTTGATGAAAATTTCAAACATAGCTTCTCTCCGTGAAACTTGAACCTCGGGCCGTGGCCCGATAGAATCCCATGCAACATTGCATGACTTGTGACAGGCGTACGTCGCCCGTCGAAACGTCTGCTATGAACAATGACAAATCGCGCGGTTCCTGACCCCTCGAAAGGAAATCAGTACAAGGTAAACAGTACCAATAATCAGAAAGTCTCACATTATCCCATGCTATGCAAGATAAAATCTTACTTTGGTTCACACATATTACTTTTTCTACGGGTAAAAGTTTTTTGAAAAAATTTTTGGGAAATGGTGGGTTGAGTGGGTTGAGTGGGTTGAGTGTTGTTTTTACTAACAAAATCTCCCCCCACTTCAACCCGTTCAACCCACTGCGAGTCCGTCGCGCGCGACTTTTTGCTTTTGAAAACACGAAACCCGTAGAAAACCCTATAGGAGATTGACCTTGGCAAAGAAGATTGCTGGCCTCACCAACAGGCAAAGAGAATTCGCTCGATACTATGTCGAGGGAAGATACAGCAATGCAGAGTGCGCGAGACTTGCCGGATATACCCCCGACTCGGCGAGGAACCATGCCTATAAACTGCTCGACGGCAAATCCTATCCTCTTGTCACTGACCTGATCAAAGAACTGCGAGAGGAGCGGGAGCGCAAATACGGCGTGACCTTGATCGGCCAGTTGAAACGTCTCGATGAACTGTCGAGAGGCGCGGAAGAGTCCGGTCAATTCTCTGCCGCTATCAACGCCGAGAAGATTCGATCCGCGCTCGGTGGCCTGACCATCGACCGACGTGAGCAGCAGCACATCCACCAGCTTGACCAACTGTCCCGCGAAGAGATTGTCGCTCGACTCGATGATCTGCGTAGACGACACCCCCAAGCATTCGACAATATGAAGAGGGTTGAAGATGCCTCGGACAGAGCGCCAGTTATGGAACTCATTGAAGCAGAAGTTGCCGAAAAAGACGCACTGCCAGCGGATTGAGAACCGTGCTGGTGAGGGTATGCCGGACGTGTATCTGTGTATGGACGGGGTGCCGGTCTGGCTGGAGCTAAAAATCACAAAAAACGACAGGGTTTCTGTCTCTAAATCCCAGATTGCTTGGCATCTGGCGCATTCTCGTTGCGGTGGCGTGAGTTTTTTCTTGGTAAACGACCCCTCTGAGGGCGCTTTATTTTTATTTGACGGCAGTTTAGCAGCCCAGCTGCAAGATACAAAGGTCTCGGTCCTGCGTCCTGCGGCTCGGTGGTATGGTGATATGGCCGCTGCGCCCTGCGCCCTGCGGCTCGCGGCCCATGAATCGTGGTCCTGCGTCCTGCGTCCTGCGCCCGACGGGTATGGGCCGGACACGAACGAAGAAAGGGACAGGCTATAGCCTGTCCCTCTTGTGTCAGTGTTGAACGATAGCAATGGATTTTGCCTTTTTGGACGCGCCGGCGCAAAGCTTGCACGTGTTACAGGTTGCCCGGCGCCCGGCTTCTTTGCTGGCCGGGCACAGAATCTCGAATCCTGTTAGTAATTGCTCGGTGTTTTGAATCACCCGAAAGGTGCGCTTGCCATCCTGCCATGCTGCGATGGCTTCGGCTTCGGTGTCTGCGCTAATCATGAATAGGTCCGGATCTGTCGGAACTAGACCATCCTGGTGAGTGTAGGCTGTATGGCCTACCGCCTTAGATAGTAGGCTGTCCCAGATATACGACGGGACTGCGGCGCCATCGCCATAGGTTCCGATTCGCACCATACGTCCGGCGCCAATCTCGGCAATGGCGTCATGTCCTGTAATTACAGGATAGCCACCTTTTTGCAGATGTTTCCATGTAATCAAAACACCTTGAAACAATGCCACATAACACTTGCGACCTTTGGCATGTTTGCCCGGCGCGTCTGCTGCGACTGGCTCGCCTCGGAACTGACAGTTTCCGCAGATGCTATAATCATGGCCCAGCTTGTTATTCAGCATCGGGTCTAGACCATTGTCACATAGGATATAGGTTTGGACCATGTCGCCGGTTTTCGTGTTCCGGCTTTTGGCTATCGCTATGACTACGATAGGCTGGCCGTCAATCTGTGATGGCCCTCGGTATATGATTCCTGATTTTGTTTTCATGTCGTATGCTCCGGTTAATATTCAAATAAGATAATATCATAAAATCCCATTTAATCAAATATATTTATCCTGCGCCCTGCGCCCTGCGCCCTGCGGCTTGCGCCATATGTATGTGGCGCGCCACAAAAAGAAACAGCCAGCTTGTGCTGGCTGTTTCCCCGGAGAAACCCGATCATCCGTAATGTTCTTTCCACTCATCCGTGCATTGGACTAGGGTTCCGTGCTGTTGCACGTCGGCAGCGTATGTATCCCCAAACTCTCCCTCGGGGCACATGCTCGACGTGACGAAACAAAACCACCTAGCGTATGGGTTTTTCTTTCCGTTCTTAGGTCCGTGCGAACAGCTAAGAACTTTCCAAACGAAATTACCGTTTGAATAGATCGCGTAAGGCTCCGCCTTGTCGGCGGTTTTCTTGAATGGATTAGACATGATATGGTCCCTTTCTCTAGAGGAAACCCCCGGCAGGTATCCAGCCTGCCGGGGCACGGAGATTAGTCAGTGATTGGAGCTAGTCTTTCTAGCTCACCTTCAACGTGGTCTAGCTCACCAATCCTATCTTCGAGATTGTAGAGCTTGTCATCGTCACAGAAGCTATCTTCCATCATCTCGCACGTCACTTCCTCAAGCATGTTCCGGGCTTGACTAATCAACCCGTTAGCTTTCTGGATTTCACTTGCATAGTTCATTTGGTATCTCCGTTTTAATCGAGCGTTATTGCTCACTAAGATAGTATCATAAAATCCCATGTCGTCAAAGAAAAAATAGGCCATGCGTCCTGCGACCTGCGGCTCGCGCCATATATATGTAGCCCTGCGACCTGCGGCTTGGGGGCCGAGCGCGCCGGCGCAGCGCGAAAGAACGGGGGCCGCAGCCCCCGCTGGTTGTTAGTGTCCGCGCCGGCTGCGCTCGACTCGGTTGGCGTACTCGATGGCGCAGCGGTTGGTGCAGAAGTATCCTGCTTGCATCTGGTAGCTCTCGCCATCCCATAGGATGAGATCGTGATAGTCGCTTCCCATTCGTGATCGATCTTGGATCACCTTGAGGTTTCCTTGATAGGCGTCCTTCGAAAAGTACGACTCCGTGTGCTTCTTTGCTTTCTTGCCGCATGTCGGACAGCGGACCTGAACATTGAATATTGTAGCCATCTTTTTCTCCGTTGGTTGGCGGGGGCCGAAGCCCCCGCGCAGTGGTTACAGGGGAAGCCAGCGTGGCCGAGGCTTGACCCTGATGAGCTTGCCATCCCGGAAGACATAGTCTCCGTGCCAGACCGGGTTGCGAACGCCCCGGTTAACTCGAATGATCGAGTGCCAAGCGTGGTCTTTGTGGACCTTCATCCGTTGGACCTTGGCTACCTGTCGAGCCAGTTCCTTCAGTGAATCAACGACAGGGTATGAGATGACGCCACCCTCGAACCGACCCGGCTTCCGGGTGTGGATGGTGTACTCTTGTGAAGCGTGATACTTCGACATGATGGTCTCCGTGGTTTGGGTTTCCCGTTTCGGCCTAACAGCCATCATCAGGGGACAGCACACACTGCCCGACGGGCGGGGGCCGAAGCCCCCTGTTGATCAACCCTCGCGATAGTCTCCGATGGACCAGATCAGCCCGATCAGGGACCACGGAAGCCCGACCGTGGTGATGGCTAGCAGCATGATCCCGACGATGTTCTCGAACAGGTCGGCGCCGCCGAAGAGAAGATGGATGCCGGCAGTGCCGAGGCAGAGGAAGCTTGCCAGCATAACGCTAAACGCTTGGGCTTTACGCTTGGCAATGGTGCGATGGTGAGCGATGAATGGTGCTCTCATGATGATATCTCCGTTGGGTGGTGGCGGGGCCGAAGCCCCGCCGGGTTGTTAGCGAATGCCGTGGACGTGGCGCTTGATCTTGGTGAGGCTCTTGTTCTCCTCGAACGCGGCTTCGCCGTGGATCCTGATATACTCGGCTTTGCTCGGTGCACTCTCGCGAATGCTCTCTTCGCGTATCTCGAACCGCTCATCGTTTTCTTCGAGGATCGAGCCTTTCATTGCGGCGAACCGAGCTTCGATCTTCGCTCTGGCATTCTTGTACTCTTGCCAGCGCGTCAGGCGGTCAGTCTTCGACAGGCGGTCGAGGATGTCGTCGAGTTCTTTTTCGAATTGTGTAGCCATCTTGGTATCTCCGTTTTGTCTTCGTTACTGATATAAAATCAGTAAATCATTTTATCCCATTTCACAACCCATAAAATGGGATTAGATCAAATTAATTTAGGCCAAAATGTCGCACCCGGTCGGGGTTACTGGCACCGATTGCCAGTGCCGGACGGCATCGAGGGCACCCGCCCCCGTCTATTTGGGGCCACCTAGGCGCGGTCGTGTCGTGTCGTGTTAGGTTGATAAATTCATTCGCAGATATTATCGTTCGGGCATGTCTGGCGCTCTGCACACCATCCCTGATCAAGATCTCCGCGAGATGCTGCTCCTTGAAGAGCAGTTGAAGAAGCTTGAGACCCGAGAAGCGGCCCAAACAAGTTTCATGGCCTACGTTTCGCACGTCTATGACGGGTTCATCGTGGGCCGGCATCATAAAATCATTGCAGAAAAGCTGGAGCGCATCGCATCGGGTGACTTGAAGCGTTTGATAGTGAACATGCCGCCTCGTCATTCGAAGTCGGAGTTCGCGTCGTACCTCATGCCTAGCTGGTTCTTGGGCCGAAATCCGAAGTTGAAGATCATTCAGGCCACGATGAACACGGAGTTGGCGGTACGTTTTGGACGCAAGGTCCGAGATTTGATTGCCGATCCGGTTTATCACGAGGTTTTTCCGGACACGGACCTGAAAGCTGACAGTCAGGCGGCTGGTCGGTGGGAGACTGGTGCGGGTGGCGAGTATTTTGCTGCTGGCGTTGGGGCGGCGATGACGGGCCGTGGTGCGGATTTGTTGATTATTGACGATCCGCACTCGGAGCAGGATGCTTTGTCCTCGACTGCATATGATCAGACGTATGAGTGGTACACATCTGGGCCTCGACAGAGGTTGCAGCCTGGTGGTTCGATCATCATCGTGCAGACTAGGTGGTCAAAAAAGGATCTGACGGGCCGG